TTAAGTGCTGTATCAACCGTTCAACAAAACTTATGAAAAACTATATATTTCATAAATTCCGTTTTCTTGTTTCAACCTATCTTCAAATAAATTTGATTTTTCTTGATAGTCCACAAGCGTTAATTCGGGATTACGGATCCCTATTTGTTCTTTATATAATCTTCTGCCTTCGTTTTCTATATTAATTGCTGCATTTAAATCTCTGTGATGCTTGTGTCCGCATTGCGGACACGTCCATTCACGTTCTTTTAAAGTCATCTCTGAATATTTATAACCACATTCAGAACATAGTTTAGATGAAGGAAACCATCTATCAACTTCAATCACATTTCTGTTAGACCATTCAGCTTTATACTTTAAAATCTGTTTGAATTTATACAATGATAGTTCTTGAATTGCTTTTGATAGTTTGTGGTTTTTTAACATTCCTTTTACATTTAAATCTTCAATCACTATGATTTGGTTTTCATCTAACAGTGAATTTGTTATTGAATGTAAATAGTTTTGTTTAATGTTATTTAACTTTTCATGTTTTTTTGCAAGCCTTAACCTTGCTTTTGTTTTATTATTTGATCCTTTAACCTTTTTTGATAGTTGCCTATGCAAATGTTTTAATGACCTTGAATTGTTTCTAATAGTTTTAATGTTTTCAAAAACTTCACCTGTTGATGTTACTATGAAATCTTTAATCCCTAAATCTAAACCAATGAAATCATTGATAGGTTCTTTTCTTTTTATAATTTCATCTGAATTTACAAGTATAGATAAGAAAAACTTACCAGTCGTGGTCTTTGTCAGCGTAGCTGACCTTATCCCACTTTGGTACTTGTTTAAATATTTATGATATTTATCAGAAGTTTTAAATTTTACTGATTTTAATTGTTTGTTAAGTGTTATTCTGTTTGATAAAAAATCATTTTTACTTGATATGGCTTCTTCAGGGAATCTAACACTTGAAATGTTATCATGTTTTGATTTAAATTTTGGAAAGCCTGATTTGGTTTTGAAAAATCTTTGATACGCATCTAACATATTGATGATTGATTGTTTCAATACTTTTGTGTTGTGTTCTTTCAACCAATCAAATTCATTTGTTAAATCTTGATGAAAATGATTTCCTAAATCTTTTAACCCTAAACTTGTTTTATCTGTTTTATACGATTCTATCTTTTTGGCTAAACAGTTATTATATACAAAACGATAACATCCAAGAAGTTTACTAACGTAAACTTCTTGTTCCTTATCAAGATATAATCTAACTTTAATCGCCTTTAACATAATACTATATATAAAAATTTAAATACCAAAAATTACTTTTTGGTTAATATAATATTACGCCTTATATAACTAAGTTTATGAAAAGTTTAAAAAATTTTTTGATATTATATAATAATTAAATGAACTACCAACTACACTAAAGATGTGGTGGTTTCTGGGTCAAATTTACCATTTTGATTTTTTTGTTATTGATAGAGTGGTTTCGTCTTTTTGTTTATCAATAATATCTTTAACTTCCTCCACACTTTCATATTTTGTATATATGATTTCAATATCTGGTTCAGGTATTACCTCTTTTACTACTGGTTTTACAAGAGAATCTTTATATTCTTTCCATTTTGTAAGACAAGAATTATAAATATTTAATAATTCATAATATTCTTCTCTTGCACATGTTGGACATGTAGCTGCTTGAGATCTTCCAAGAAGTTTAGAAGCGTTATTTATTAACTCATAACTAGAACTCGATTTACCAAAAAGATTTTCTTCAAAGTATTTGAAAAATTTAATTTCATTTTCATTCATAATTTTATATATTATTTTTTATAATTGCTTCCACGCTGTTCCTAAAATAGCTACTGGAATAGATCTACAGACTACTGAATTATCACCAATTTGTCCAAAGTCACCTCTCCCCCAACTCCATATATTACTTTGTGTATCAATAGCTATAACATTATATTGATTTACGATAACATCTTTAAATATATGATTGCCAAGAACAGCTACAGGTGTTGAATATGTTACTCCTGTATTATTTAACCCCAATTCACCATAAGCACTATTTCCCCAAGACCATAATATTCCACTTTTATCTAAACCAAAAGTAGTTTGCCACCCAACTGCAACTTTTTTAAAAACATGATTACCATAAAGTAGAACCGGGGTACATTTATCTACTAATGTATTATCTCCCAGTGCGCCAAGATCAGCTCTACCCCATACCCAAGTTTGATCTAAATTATCAATACCAATGCTAACTTGCATGTTTGTTTCTATTTCAATAAAAGAATGATTTCCACATATAGCTACTGGAGTACTTTGAGCTACATTGACATTATTACCTAAAACACCATTTAAATTTCTACCCCAAGACCAAGCTAATCCATTATTTGTTAAACCAATATTTGTTTGTCTTCCAGCAGTTATTTTACAAAATACATGATTACCAAGAACAGCTACAGGTGTAGAATAATTTACTTTAAGATTGTTACCCATCTCTCCTTGTGTCCCTTGACCCCAACACCAAGCTGCTCCAGTACTATCTAGAGCAAGAAAATGAAAATATGCTCCTTTCACATGATTGAATATATGCGTACCATATATAGCTACAGGAGTTGATACACTAACTACACTATTAATAGCTAAATTTCCAAGACCATTATACCCCCATCCCCAAGATTTATTATTATTATCAATTGCGATATAAGTTCTATGATTGGATCCAGCAATTTTACAAAAAACGTGATTTCCACACACTGCTATGGGAGTTGATACACTAACTATAGTATTATTGCCTAATTCACCACTATCATTCCTTCCCCAAGACCAAGCCTTACCTAATCTTATTATTGTAGAATCAAATCCAGCAATTGCAATTACATCATAATAGCATTTTGGTGATGAATATATTAAATTTTTATGTCCCATTATGTTCGTGTTGTTTTCATTGAACCTCTAACCAATGTAGGAGTGCCTGATAAAGCTGTTATAATAAATTTAACTTGATTTGTAGCACTCACAGTATTTAATGCTGTTGGAGTATGTGTTTGTGTTGCAGAAGTAAAAGTCTTACCAGTCAAACCAGTTATTTTAGTTGTATCTATATAAAAGTCGGTTGTTCCTGTTCCAGTATCTCCTTGTAGTTTAATGGTATTTATTGTATATCCATACTCTGCTGATAAATCCAATATATAAGTTTGACCAGTAGCTGTAGAAACGTCTCTGAATTCAAATCCCAAACTTTCAACCACTTGAGTAACTCCTGATGTTCCACTAGTACCACTAGTGCCAGAAGTACCACTAGTTCCTGAAGTTCCACTAGTTCCTGAAGAACCTGATTTTCCTGATGTTCCTGAAGTTCCACTTGTTCCAGAAGATCCAGATACTCCTATTCCAGATGTACCGCTAGTACCTGCTGGCGGTTGAACATAAAATGGTGTTTGAATAAATGAAGCCATAGCAGCTCCTTGATATATAAATGATATTGTTTTATTTGTTGTACAAGTAGCCACAACCTTTACTGATATCCTATCACTTGTAAGAATACTGGTATCCGTTAATTGGGTGTAAGGTACAACATATTTTTTTTGTGAATTGGTTGAACCTGCTACAGAAGATATTAAAGTTCTATCTGCTCCAGCAATACCATATGTTGAAAATAGTAATGTTTGTGTACCGCCAGTTGAAACAACATAAACTTCAAAATGAATATATCCTCCAGTCGTATTTGATGAATATGCCCAAAAATTAAAAATCCACGTTCCTGCTGGTACTATAGTTGAAACAGGGAATAAACTAGTTGTTGTATAGGCATCAATTGTTGCCCCAACAACATCTTCTGGTGAATTAGTTGAAACATCAACTGATTCAATTACTTGTACACCATTAACAGGAGTTCTTGTTAATGTTTCTCTATCTACATTAATAGTGATTGGGGTTCCAGCCGATTCATTAATTACAGTTGTTGTTCTAATAAATGTTATAGTAGATCCAGTAACTGCTAGAATAACGTAAACCATTCCATCATTTGTTCCGCCAGAGATATTTATTTTTTGTCCTGCAACAAAACCATCTGTAATAAAACTACCACCATCACCTCTTGTCATAGTATCAGGAGTTGTTGCTGTAACAAATGCTATCGTATTATTTGCAACTATTGTTGGTAATATTAAATTAGATTCAACATTATCAAAATATAAAATTTGTCCTGAAACTGCACCAGATATTCCAGATGTTCCTGATGTTCCACTATCGCCTGATGAACCTGATATTCCTGAAGATCCACCAGACCATCCAGATGTTCCAGATGAACCAGATATTCCTGAAGTTCCAGATGAACCAGATATTCCTGAAGTTCCAGATGTACCACTAGTCCCTGATGTTCCAGAAGTCCCTGATTCTCCTGATGTTCCTGAAGTCCCTGATTCGCCAGATGTTCCAGATTCTCCTGATGTTCCTGATGTCCCCGATTCTCCTGATGTCCCTGAAGTCCCTGATTCACCAGATGTTCCAGATTCTCCTGATGTTCCTGATGTTCCAGATTCTCCTGATGTTCCAGAAGTACCACTAGTTCCAGATGAACCATAAAAACCATCTATACCACTAGATCCAGAAATTCCAGATGTTCCATATCCACTAGTTCCTGATGATCCAGATATACCGGATGTCCCAATTCCAGATGAACCAGAAATTCCTGATGTCCCTGATGTTCCATCTCCACTGGTTCCGGATGATCCTCCTCCATTTAAAAGTACTTTACCACCAGGATCTAATACTATACCATATCCCATTTTATTTTATTATTTTTTAAAAACTTCTAATAGCTCTAACATACCAAGTTTCATTTTTATTCTTATAATAAGCTCCACCAGTTGTCAAATTAAATCCTTGAGCACTTGTATCTGGATCAGTCTGTTGACTAGATGACCAGTATATATAATATGAAACAGGCACTCCATTAGTATAATTTCCAAATCCTAAATGAACAGCATCATGAATTAATGATTGTTCATTATAAGATGGCAAATACCAATCAGTATATCCACTTATTGATAAACTATCACATAATTCTGCAGCTATCCCAATAGTACTACACCCAGCGATTATATTATTTGTATTAGATTGACCAGTTCCAACATCTTCACTTGTTGAGATGCTTGTGCCTGAACAACCCCATATACTATTTGGCAAATCATTCTCACATATAATATATCCATGAGTTCCTCCACTCCATGTATAAAAAACCATACCTCCTTCAAATATATCTCCTATATTTGCAGTTTTAATAATCTCTTCTTCAAATATTAAATTTCTATGCCCCATTTATGTTCTTGTTGTTTTCATAACACCTCTAACTAATGTTGGAGTACCAGTTAAACCAGTTATTATAAATTTAACTTGGCTAGAAGTACTTACAGTATTTAAATCTGTTGGTGTATGCGTTTGTATATTTGATGTAAAAGTCTTACCAGTCAAACCAGTTATTTTAGTTGTATCTATATAAAAATCAGTTGTTCCAGTTCCAGTATCTCCTTGTAATATTACTACATTTATAATATAATCATATACAGCTGATAAATCTAATATATATGTTTGACCAGTTGTAGTCGCAACATTTCTGAATTCAAATCCCAAACTTTCAACCACTTGAGTAACTCCTGATGTTCCACTGGTTCCACTTGTTCCTGACGAACCAGCTTTACCGCTTGTTCCACTTGTTCCACTTGTTCCACTGGTTCCACTGGTTCCACTTGTTCCTGACGAACCAGCTTTACCACTTGTTCCACTTGTTCCGCTTGTTCCACTTGTTCCACTTGTTCCTGATGTTCCAGATGACCCAATACCCAACCCTGAAGTTATACTATGTAATCCGCCATCAGGATCTACTACTGCATTAGTAAAACCAACAGTTGATCCTGTATATATGTTTGTTAATCCTGTAATTACTATATTTGGAGTATATAAAACATCGTTTACTGTGTCATAATATAAATCTATATCAATTGTTCCTGTACTCCAACCAGATGAACCTGAAGATCCAGATTCTCCACTAGTTCCTGATGTTCCTGATTCTCCTGATGTTCCAGATGAACCACCAGACCATCCAGATGTTCCAGATGAACCAGATATTCCTGAAGTTCCAGATGTACCACTAGTCCCTGATTCACCAGATGTTCCAGATTCTCCTGAAGTTCCTGAAGTTCCTGATTCACCTGATGTTCCAGAAGTTCCTGATGTTCCAGATTCTCCTGATGTTCCAGAAGTTCCTGATTCACCAGATGTTCCCGATTCACCAGATGTTCCACTAGTTCCTGATTCTCCTGAAGTCCCTGATTCTCCTGAAGTTCCTGAAGTCCCTGATTCGCCAGATGTTCCAGATTCTCCTGAAGTCCCTGATGTCCCTGATTCACCAGATGTTCCTCCAGTTCCAGATATACCAGATGACCCTCCAGACCAACCAGATGTTCCAGAAGATCCATATCCAGATGATCCAGATATTCCAGAAGTTCCAGATGTTCCAGATTCTCCTGATGTTCCAGATGATCCACTTTGACCGGAAGTACCAGACAAACCACTTGATCCAGATAAACCAGAAGATCCTCCTGACCAACCAGATGTTCCAGATGATCCAGATATTCCACTAGTTCCACTTGTTCCTGATATTCCTGACGTTCCACTAGTTCCTGAAGTACCACTAGTTCCACTAGTTCCACTAGTTCCTGAAGTACCACTTGTTCCAGATGTTCCTGATGATCCTCCTGTTCCAGAAGTCCCTCCTGTTCCAGAAGTTCCGCTAGTTCCAGATGAACCAGAAATACCACTTGTTCCTCCTGTTCCAGAAGTTCCACTAGTTCCAGAAGTTCCACTAGTTCCAGATGAACCAGAAATACCACTTGTTCCCGAAGTACCATAAAAATTACCATCAACACCACTAGAACCAGATGTTCCTCCTGTTCCAGAAGTTCCTCCTGTTCCAGAAGTTCCGCTTGAACCAGATTTTCCACTTGTTCCTGATGTTCCACTAGTCCCCTCCATTTTAATAAATGTTGAACCACTAATTCCTGGTAGATCTACTTCGTTACAAAGTATTCCAGCATCACATGTTAAATCAAAGAAAATACCATCAATACTATTATCCCATAATAAAACAGGATTAAAAGTTATTGGGAAGCTTTCCATAAAATCCTCAGGAAGTTTTTTAACAAGTTCCTGAGCGAATATTACCATCTCATTAAAAACTTTCATTCTATTGGTTAATCCAATAGTTGAATAATTTGGAGATGTAGTTGTATTATTTGTAAGATATATCCTAACTCCATATCTCTGCATAGAAGTTGAAGACATATCAAATGGAATTGGACAAATGAATGCAGCGGGGAACTTTGTTCTTGGATTTAATTCAATTTCATCTTCTAAAAGAACTTCACACCAAACAGATTTCCCATTTATTGTTGATGTTGATATCCAATTTTGTAAATATGATAGTACATTTGAATATGTCAAGATTTTATATTATTTTTTATTTAGTAAAAAGTTCATGAGTTAATCCTATTATTGCAATAATTAAACCCATTGCTGATATAAGATATGCTAAATATACTGAATTTTGAGAAGCTTTTCCTTCTAATAAAGCTTTACTTTCTCTAAGCACTCTTATGTCATTTACAAGAGTACCATGATGTATATCATATTCTGATTTTGTAAGGAATGTTTTTTGTTGATCACTTACCAGTTCTCTAAACTCATTCATATTTTCTAATCTTTTTTCCAGAGATTCAGCAGCAAGTTTAGTTGATGTCGATATTGCATTTAATCTTACATCAAAATATTCTTTTAAAGAAACATATTCCATATTTGTCATATCACAATCATTATTTTTTAATAACAAGGCCAATGATATTTATTTTCTTCATCATAATAATTACCATCTCCTCCTATTCTCCCAAATCTAAAATTATTTTTAACTGGAACATCACCCCACTTATCTTGATAATATAAAGGATAATCCGATTGATGTAAGAAAATATATCTATCCATTTGTTTTCTAACTCCATCAATAAAATTTTGTATATATGTTCTGTAAAAAGCAATATCAACAGATTCAGCTGCAACTGAATGGTCTGATGTTTTAATTCTCAATCCAGCATCATTTAATTGTAGCGAAAGACTTACCATAAGATATTGCCAAACAGAATATGATATAAGATTTTTTAAATAATTATCTATAAGATATTTATTGGCAGTTGTACCACTATTAATTAATAAATCTTCATAAAAATCCTGAGTTATTGTATCTTTTACAGTAGTATTTTGAACAAGTAATATTGCCCCATTAATAAGAGTATCATCTACTTGATTATTTATTGCAGGAACCAGAGTTTTCAATTCTGATGCACTTATTAAATAGATAGTATTGTTCATATTATTTTTTATTTGTTTTTACATAGATCCTATTTCCATGTCTATTAATATGAAACTCACCTCCTCTTTCTCCAAGAAGAAGTTTTTGTTCCTTTAATATTTTTATAATTGTTCTAAGTCTTTCTGTCATATTACTAATTTACTTTTTAACTTCTCATACGACATTACAATTTCGTTTTTAATTGGCATAACAACAAAATCATTATATATATCTTCAAATATTGGTATGTCAGCAGTATTACCCAATTTACCAGGAACTTGCAATCCTAATAAACCAACAGGCAATGAATGACCAACAGCTATATTTTCATTTATCTTATCACTAATCCATCTATATTTTAAATCATCTTCATCATTATTGAATTTAACAATAACAGGAGCATTATCTTTATTTTCGTTATACATAACTAATAAAGTTCCAGCATTATCAGATCCAACAAAACTATTTTTAATTTGCTTTTCAAAATCTTTTTGTTTATCTTCATCCATAAAACTATTAACTGAAAGGATTGTATTAGCTACAAAATTGTTCTTGACTAGATTGGCATAATAATTTTCTAATTCAATATCAGTTATTATCCATTTCAAACAAGAAAAATAATATGGTTTTGGGTATATTTCATTTCCAGGATTATATCTCCTATAATAAAAACATTGATTATCATCTGATATTTTATTTTCATTATATGGGGCCAATACCTCTATTTTACGATTATTATATTTATACCAATCATTAGAATAATAAAATAAAGAAATATTTCCATAATCATCCTGTAAACCGCAACGGACATCTGAATAATCTAAGGATATTATTTTAGTTATTTTATCATGATTTATATTCCATAATATTTGAAGAGAATAACCTCCAAAGATTAAATAATCCAATGACATCTTATAATATATTGGATCATTTTCATATCCTTCTTGTAATCTACGATGTAGATTTGTTAATATAGATGCATGTATTGACGAATTATAATAGTAATCTAAAAGATGGTTGAACCAACGACCATCGTTACCTGGTTCGTAATACTGTCCATTATATGATTTTCTATCAATGAGAGTTGGTATCTCCAATTTTTCTAGATTTATGTTGAACATAAAGTAAATATTATTTTATACTATATATAAAAAAATACATTTATGTATAATAAATCTAGCATCAATCTCTATCGTATTCCTGTATTATCATTTAAATTAAAAAAAGACCTCATTAGAGGTCTTTTGAACTTATATATAGAAATATAAGGTGGAGAGATGATTAAATTACAAAAGATGATTCAAAATTAAGATTGGTTCCAATCTTATAGAAAGGAGATGATTCAATACCATCCAATTCAAAGGAAGCTCCAACGAATCCATCAACAGCGCTTTCAGTACCTAATGTGCCAGCAGACATTGCTAACCCATTAGCAAATCCAACACCAAATAGATCCCCATTAATAGTTTTAACAACCACAACTACGTCAGCCTGTAATAGTTCTGAATAAATTTGTATAGCTGTTGCACTCAAACCTTGGATCTTGAAAGATACCTTTGGTTTAGATACAGCTACACCATTTTGTAAGTTTATAGTTGGTGTGTCAATTAAAGAAGCTACTTGTTTGTTTAAAGCTACACCGTAGAAATTAGTAGAACCAGTCATTGTTATACCTGTTATACTAGTACCAGCGACATCTAATTGATAAGAAACTAAGTCATTATAATTAGCAATGAAGATTTTACTTACCCCCGGTTGAGCATCTCTACAAGCTGATGTTACAGATTGAGAATATTTTTTACATGCCATTTTTTATTTTATTATTTTTTGATCATTGCTGATTAAAGTTTTGATAATACTACATATTCTGAGAAATAATAATCTATTCCATATTTAAATCTTGAAATAAAATATACTAATTGTGCTTCTTGAGCCCAGAACATCTCAATTTTTTCTTCTTCATGTGTTAAATCTGTTACATAGATCAAGTTAGAAGCTGGAGTAAGTACCATGTTATTCAAAGTATTTAAACCATTTACAGGAACTACTTTTATGTTTGTTCCCGGGAAGTAGAATGCTTGCATACCATCATTGGCTGTAAGGTCAATATGATATAGGTTAGCAATAACCAATGCTTGAACAATTTTTCTAAATATTGGATGCCCAACAAATAGAGTTAAATCAGTAGCTGATTGAATTGCTTCTGGAAGTTTATTCTGTAAAGCGTAAACATATCCCAACCAATCAGAAGCTACAAGAGTGGTTCCTGTTAAATTTTGAGAAACAGTTGTATTTCCAGTTATTATTACATCTGCCAAAAACTTATAAATCAAACCAGATGGTACAGTGCTTGATGCAGCTGCATTAGCCCAAATATTTGTTTCAATAGTTTTATTAATTTGTTTTATTTTATCCGCCATATAGAATTGTGCGAATGGTAGGTCTTTGTTAAAACCTGGTTTTAAAGATATACTCAATGAGTATTCATTTAGATCTTCCGGACAAATAGATTCATTGATTTTAACATCAATAACAGTTAAGTCCTTTTGAGTAAGAGTTATAGTTCCAGATGTACTGAAACCACATCCACCAGCTTGAAAAACAGCGTCAGTAGCAAGATATTTAAGTCTTTCTTTATACTTAACACCGGTTTTAATTGATATTAAATCAATTGTTTCACCAGCAAGTACTGACTGAGCTAATAATTCTTGACTATTGTCGTTGACCCATTGTGTTAGACTACCAAGAGATAGAGCCATAATTATTTAAATTATTTTTTGATCTTTTACAAGATTTAATCTTTTATGATTATTTTAAATATATAATAAATATATTATTCTTGTAAAGAATTTTTTAATTTAAATAAATTGAGGGCGGATCTATGAGTAATCGCAAAATTTAGAGAAAATTGGTTTTAAATTGCAGTTTTTTTCAACATCCTAATTAGATCAACCTTTTGTTGTAATCTTGGATCCATAATAGTTCTATCTGTTTCTATCTTTTTAATTATTGGAGCAGCTACACTAAATTTCTCTGATATCAGATTTAATTTCTTCATCACTTCATCCAATTTAGAAGTTAGATCAGCTATCTTTGTTTCTAAATCTGCAATTTTAGATGTTTCATCAACTGGTTTCTCAACAGGATTATCAACAGGTGGTTCAACTACTTCTTCAATTGTAGCTGTGTCCCCACTTGGAGTAATTAAATTTGGATCTTCTTCAACTATTGGATCTATTCCACTTACTTCTGGATTCCCCTTTTGACCAGCCAATTTATCTATTACTTCATCAGATAATTGTTCTGGAGGTACCATATTAGGATCAACTTCTCCCGGAGAAACAATATCCATGATAATACCATCTTTTACAATGATAATTGTTGAATCTTCACATTGATATTCACCATCTGGCAAAGGTATTTCACCATCTGTAGTTACAACAGACACTTTGGCCCCAGTTTCAAAATTACCATCTACTAAAAGAGGTGTTCCATCTTTTAGAGTTAAACTAGATGCAAAATGGATTTTTAAAAATTTTAATATTTTTTCTATGATCATGGTTATTTATTTTATTTTTGATCCAATAAGGATTATACATTTGATGTTAATATTCCATCAACAAATGTTAGCATTGTATCACCTGTTACTGATGAAACATAATAAGTAGATGTTCCGGATAAACCAATTGGGGTCATACCAGAACTTCCTGATACTCCTGATGTGCCATTAGTTGATATTCCAGAACTTCCTGATACTCCTGATATTCCAGAACTTCCTGACTTACCTGATGTTCCTGATGTGCCAAGAAATGATCCATCTACTCCACTACTTCCAGATCCAGCTCCAGATACTTTTAAAACTGGCACTCCCGAATCATCTATTACTAATCTTAAAAGATCAGTTGCTGTTGATGTTTGTATATTTAAAGTTGTTCCTGTAATCACCGAGGCCAATAAATCCCTCAATGTTTGACTTTCTTTTCCCATATCGCTACGATATTATTTTTTAGGTTTGATATTTCTTCTATTCCATTTAGAAATACAAACAGCAACTGCTTGACGATTTGGCATCCCCTTATCCATTTCATGAGATATACATCTACTTATAAATGAATTTTTATCTTCTTGGGGTGTCGGATCCATTGGCATTTTGTTTTAATTATTTTTATATTGCGAAGATAGCTTCTATACTAAATCCCTTTACAATTTTATTACTTATTAATTCCCAGAGTTTTTCTCCAATAATCTTATATTTCATATGCCAACGAGTCTCTTTTAAAGATTCATCTTCTTCTAACCAAGAATCCATTAAAATAGCTTGGCCAGTTAAATCATCTCTGTGCATATAAGATATATTGCGATTATAACCATATTTTTCTTTCAATTTTCTTATTGTATCTCTACAAAAATAAATATATCCTGGATTGCCATTACCATCAACATCTCTACGATATATGAATTGATTTGATTTTAATACAAGTCCCATTACTTCTCGTTTTGGCTCTGATATCATTTCCATTTTAATAAAATGTTGTTCAAATTTAATATCAGGGGATAAAAATCTCTTATCATTTGGTATATCTTCTTTCTTTGATATTCTTACTAATTTATGACGACAATTGTATAATTGAGAATCACAATTAAAAGAATAATTACCCTCAAAATTGGGTCCACCAAGATCGTTAGTAAAATTCTGAAAGAAATTAGCTTCATCAATCCAACCAAGTTCGTCAGATTTATGCCAAGATTTTATTTCACTTTCGTGATAGACCATTCCTGCATGATTACTACAAAAATTATGACTAGTAGATATTATTTCTGGTAGAGGATAAGCTGTATATTTGAAAAAAGGCAATAATTTACCTGCTGCAAAATATTCAAAATCTGTTTCAATTGCTGGTCTATCTACAAAAGATATAGATTGAATGCCAGTTTCATCATTTTCATTTATTGTAATTTCTCTTAGTATGTAATTCATTATTGTTTATTATTTTATACTATATATTAAAATAGTGCTTTTTGTATAAAAATAATTACCAATTAGCCCTAGATTCTATTGTTGTAACTCTTCTTTGTACTTTTGTAAAATCACTCTCAACATTTACAACTGGTATAGAAGCAATACTAGCTACAGTCTCAGATATAATTGTTCTTATCATTTCAGATGAAATACCATTGTTATTTACAACCTGTCTTGGCTGCAATTGGTTATTATTAACAGCTGATAAAAAATCTCCCATTCCTGGTCTTTGACTAACTGATTTTTGAATTATAAATTCTCCTCCTTCTAATTTTACTATCTTCCCCCCATCAGAATGAGATGGTCCAATGACTGGTCCACCCATATCAAATTCAGGTATTTCAGCATTTTTTATTATAGCCACTTGAGTAGCTCCAAGAGCAGCAGCTATTCCTGCAAATATAAATCCCATTGGTGGAGGCGCTGCTAGAGCTGAAGCGACTGCCTGAGCTGCGCTCATAATTGCTGCCCATATATTATATTCTTTTAATTTCTTAGCTTCTTCTGTTTTTATTTTCTTTTCTTTTGCGGCTCTTACTTCATCTAATACTGCTTTTTCTCTATCATATTGTTCTTGACTCATTGCCCCATGTTTTAAAGCTCTATCAATTATAGCTACATTTTGCTCATATCTCTTACTTATTGTACTTAGAGCTGCGTCTGTTGATACTCTTAATGCCTCTGCTTGTGCATTCATAGATTGAGTAATAAAATCGTTTAAAACTCCAATTGATGAAGAAGCAAATTCAGATATACCTGCCATTTTTCCTTTTAGATCAAGAGTGTCAAATTGATTAAATATACCTCCAAATACATCCTTATCCTTTTCTAAAGGGGCCAATCCTTCTGATATAGTATCTTTTATTCCACCAACAGTAGCTTTTGATTTCTCTTCTAATAGTTTCTTTGATGATTCTAATACTTTTACTTGGGCCTTTCCTTGTTCATTTGTTTGATCTACTAATAATATCTGTGCATCTATTTCTAATAACTTTGTTGCCAGTATTTGCTTCTCTATTTCTAATGTTTTAGATCCTGCTAATACAAGAGATTGATCATCAACTGATTTTACAGCTTTATTTCTTTCTTCTAATAATTTCTTTTTCTTTTCTTCGCCTTGTTTTAAAATAGCTTCATTATTTTTATTTACTATTTCTATTTCTGCATCTACTTCTAATAATTTAATTTTCAATATTTCTCCTTCAATGGATATCTGTTTCTTTAGTAATTCATTTCTATCATCTATAGCCTTTTTTCTTGTAGCTTCTGGAAGTTTTTCATTATCAATAATTTTTTGTTGAGCAGCTATTTTTATGTTTAAAATTTCATTTTCATCATTTAAAATAGAAGATTTTCTTTTATTGGCATACTTAATTCTAATAGCTTCTTTTTCTTTTTCTTCTTGTTCTGTATTGTCTATGGCTTTTGCGGCAAAAGCAGTTGGTTGTTTTTTAATTTCTCCTTCTAATCTATTTAATTCCTTTTGAGATTTTATTTTCAAATCATAATTATCTGCAATATTTTTTTCTATTTCAAATTTATCTTGAGACATTTGTTGAGATTTAACACTTAAACTATACAATTCAGAATAATAACCAACATTCTTATCATCTAATTCAGTTTGTTTTTTTGAATAATCTTCTCTCTTTTTTATTAAATCATCCATATTTTTTGATATCTTAACTCCTAACAAAGCTATATTTTTCAAATATTCATCAACATCTTTACCAATAAAAGCCGTTCCTTCTTTTTGAGAAACATCCCAAATAGTCTGATCTATATCAATAATCTTTTTTTCTAATCCGTTAGCCAATCCACCATTTTCAATAATCTTTTTTTGTAAATAATCCATTTGTTTATTAGTCTCTTCACCTATTTTTTTCTCTGATCCTTTATAAGATTTTAATAAGGTTTCATTTCTAATAAACTGTTCATTAATTAATTTTAAATTTTCTTTTTCATTTATCAAATCTCTATTAATGTCATTAATATTTTCACTATAATTTTTATAATAATCATCAACAGTTTTTATGTCTTTTTGTTCTGGGGTCAATCCGCGAGATTTTAATTCATCTTGTTTTTGAGCAAGAGATTTATATAAACTAAGTATCTTTTGAGTAGAAGCAACAGCAGCACTATACTCAGAATTTAAAGAAGATATAATTTCTTTTAATCTTGATATTCTAAAATTAGTTAAAGCCTCGTTTGTTTCTCTTTCAGTTTTAATTTTTAAATTTTGTCTCTTTTCTTCTCCTTGCTTTACAATATCATTAATTTTAGTTTGATTTTCTTGAATTAATTTAACATCTTTATCCAATGATGATTTGTCAACATAACTTGGAATTACAAAAGTTAATATTGATTCCATAAATCCTTTATGATTTTCTTCCAAATTTTTGGCTAACTCTTTTGAATTTTCATCTAATTTATCAGCTGTTTCATTAGATATTTTTTCCATTTCTGCTCCATATTCAGTTAAACTTCCTGTTAGAACTCTATATTCAATATCTAGATCTCTTAAAACTTTAATTGATTCGTTATGAGATTTTCTTAGTTCTTCATTTTTAATAACAGTGCCATCTAAAGCTTTTTCATATACTTTAACTTCTTCTTCACTACTACTGAAGGCCTTACTTAATAAATATACTCCTGCTGCTAATGCTGCAATAGCTGCTATAATAATTAATATTGGATTTGAGGCTAAAGCTTTATTCCAAAGTAAAGTAGCTCTTGTTAATAGATTGACTGATTTAGTAGAAGCTGTTTGTGCTACGTCTAATGCCACTGTTGCTGTTACTTGACCAGCTGTTGCTGCTGTGGTCTTACCAATTGTTAAAAAGTTTTTAATGTTTTCAATATATATCTTGGCTAATGAAACTAATCTTTTTGAATCTGCAACACTTTGTAGAGCATTACCAATGGCCATAAATTGTAATATTTTCTTTTCAATTACACCTGTTTTTTCTGTCTCAGCTCCTAATAAAGACATAGCTCCTGTAACACCTGCAACTGCATTGGCAGCAACTCCACCAAACATAGCCATATTACCAAAGACGTCCCCAACATCAATATTATTGGCTGATTTTTTAACATCATCTAAATGGTTTTTTAGTTGACCTAACCTACCAGTTAATTTTAAATTATCTTCTGTAGATAATAAAGAATTACCAACAACACCTCTCAATGCTGCCATCTCTCGCTTTATCCCAGTCATAGAACTATCAAAAGCAGATTTATCAATCTTCATTTTGATATAGATATTGTCAATAGTATTCTCAGCCATTTCTTATTTTATTTTTTTTTATATTTATTATAAATCTCGTCTACTAAAATATCACAAGATTCGTATATATCTACGCAATTTGTAATTGAATATTCTTTTACAATATTTTTCCATAAATTAAAAGATATTATTCCTTTTAATTTTCTATGAAAAGCATGTATGATATAAATATCATCATCATCAATTATCAATTCTTCTTTTTTAATATCCTTTAATCTCGATACTAATTTAAATACTTCTGTAATCATGTTATTTATATATTTTTTATAATTCTATATCATCTAATAAAATTTTTTCAACATCAACTATTAATAATTTATAATTACTTGTCCCAGTATTAGTGTATGTTGAATATAAAGCTACTGGTGTCTTTTCACAAACAATAGTATTATTTCCTAAGTCCCCACTACCATTAATTCCCCAACTCCACACATTACCATGATTATCTAAACCAGAAGAATAATGAAATCCTCCAGAAATAGAACAAAAGGTCTTTAATGTTCCTAGAATAGCTACTGGTGTACTTTTATTAATAGTGCTATTAATTCCCAATTTACCATATAAATTATATCCCCAACTCCACACATTACCATGATTATCTAATCCTAATGAATGACTATTACCGCAAGAAATAGAACAAAAAGTTTTTAATGTTCCTGCAATAGCTACTGGTGTTGAGTAAAAAGTAGTGTTATTAGTTCCAAGTTGACCATTACCATTAAATCCCCAAGACCATATATAACCATAATGATCTAATCCTAATGAAAAAGAATCCCCACCAGATATAGAACAAAAAGTTTTCAAAGATCCTAGAATGGCTGTTGGTATTAATTTTGATGTAATACTATTAACACCAAGTTGACCAGTATAATTCCACCCCCAACCCCACACTTTACCACGATTATCTATTCCTAATGAGTGCTCCCATCCAACAGTAATAGAACAAAAAGTTTTTAATGTTCCTGCAATAGCTACTGGCGTACTTTTAAGAGCAGTGCTATTAATCCCCAATTCACCATATGTATTGGCTCCCCAACCCCATACTTTACCATGATTATCTATTCCTAATGAATGTATACTTCCACCATTATCAATTTTACAAAATGTTTTTGTTATTCCTAAAATAGCCACTGGTGTAGAAGTTGAACCAGTACTATTGATTCCAAGTTGTCCAAATTCATTATCTCCCCAACACCATACTTTACCATTATTATTCAATCCTATTGAATGTCTTATTCCACTATCAATTGAACAGAAGGTTTTTATTGTTCCTAAAATTGCTATTGGAGTACTTTTATTAACAATACTATTAATTCCTTTTTGGCCATCTAGATTATATCCCCAACTCCATAATTGGCCATCATTTTTTATACCAATACCTCTCTTAATAATATTAAACAAATTTAAAGTTGAAACACTTACAGCATCAAAATCTAAAAGTAATTTTCTTGACATATTGTTTATTTATTTTTTATTTATATATTGCATTATTATTATAATAACACATACCATCATTAGTTAAATTAGCCCAATCAGTAGTACTAGTTACAGGTGGTATGGGTGTCCCATCAGTATAATGAATTACTTTTAAATTAGAAGCCATCCACTCTTGACTACCAATACATATTGTTGGATAAATATTTCCATCATAATCCATTGTGGTGCCACTATCTCCATTAGATAAACTTGTTGTATCTTTTACTAATCTTATTGATATTCCAGCTGTTTTATAATTTGAAGCTATATAAGTTAGAGTAGTTATTAATCTATCTGTATCATAAACAACAAAAGAATTATAAGCTAAACTAGAGGTATACGACTCATGATTCCACCATGCACCACTTCTTTTTAAATTAAAAAATGTTCCTGTATTTGATCTTTCTCCACCACCCTTAGCATTAAATCCTACTGAATTTGTTGCCCCAGAATTAGGAGAATCCCAATATAAATAACCAGTTTCTTTTAAATATCCACCAATTAATTCCCAATATCCCAATGGATCAGAACCTCCAAGATATGTAGCCATAGTTGAGAATTCAGTAGTTGTTGGTACATGCCATCCACTATGAGCTATTTCTCCAATATTATGACCAGCATAACTTTCATTATTATCATAACTACAACGAGCTCCATAAGAAGTTAATCCTGACCATACTGTATCTCCTGTTACAATTGGAATACTACTACCATCTAAATATTTTGTTTCTGCTAGATTACATGATATCCATACCTGGTCTCCAATTTTTATTGTTGGATAAATTCTTCCATCATTTCCAATCATGGTATCACCAGCAGTCCAAACTGAATCATCTTTTAAAAGACGAATAGCTAAACCATCTTCTTTTGTAGTATATGATATTTGAAAAACAGTTTCACTATGCCATAATTGTGCCATATATCCATTTGTTGAATTATATTCATCTGATGCCCAAAACCATCCAATATATTTGAAATTAACAAAATTACCATTATTTGTTTTACTTCTCCATCCAGATCCCACAGCATTAAAACCATATGAATTAGTTGCCCCTGAATTTGGAGTATACCAATGAGTATATCCTGTTAACTTTAATGTATATCCAGAATAATATCCACCTATAGTTGTCTGTAAAGTTGTCCATTCAGTTGAGTTAGGTATATGCCAACCAGAAGGAGATAGAATTTTTGCTGTATAAGAATTATCCCTAACATTATTATAATAACACATCGCTCCATCAGTATCGTTGGCCCATTCAGTATTACTAGTAATATTTGGAATAGTTGTACCACTATTATAATGTTCAACAATTAAATTCTTAGCCATCCATACTTGGTCATTGATTTTAACAGTCGGATATATATTACCATCATAATCTGTCATCGTTCCAGGATCTGTTGAATCGTCCTTCATTAACCTTAAAACTTGACCTAAATTTTTAGATTGTATGCCTCCAATTGAACTCATTACAGTAGTGTCATATCCTATAATTGGGCCCATTAAATAATATTCATCAGTATAATCAGTAGAAGATAAATAATAACTATATCTATTTATATCCGAAAATTCTCCTGTATCGTAATATCTTATACCGGCGCCAATAGCATTAAATCCATATGTATTAGTAGCTCCACTATTTGGATAATCCCAATAAGTTGTTCCTGTTGCTTTTAAATATCCTCCTGCATCATTTTTGGTTTGAGTTCCATCTGGATCTATGTATATCATTAAATTCCACCAATCAGTAGTACTTGGTACGTGCCATCCATCAGGACATATTGTTTCTCCAAATACATTATAGTTTGCAGCATTCCAATTATATAAAGCTCCATACTCAATATTAAAATTAGATTGAGAAGCATCCCAATTATACAAATATCCATAATCAACAGTATATCCTGATTGGGTAGTAAACCAATTATACAAAGCTCCATACCCTTGATTTTGTGATGTATAAATAATATGCCCCATTATGTTCTTAATATTTTTAATTTTCCTCTTAATAAAGTTGGATATCCACTATAATTCACTGATGTAGTTATATTAATTCTATTACCACCAACAACTGTATTTGGTGCTGAAGCACTTGTTTCATCCACTCCTGTATCAACTGTCATACTTGAAAGAGATCCAACTGAAACTCCTCCAATTTTTATATTAACTCCAACCAAAGTACCATTATCTGTTTCCAAAGATGTAGATATAATAGTATATCCGAATGAAGCTCTAATATCTAAATCGTATACTTGAATAGTGCCAGCTATTATATCTCTGAACTCAAAAGAGATATCATCATAAACTGAAACTCCTGATGTTCCAGATGAGCCACTTACTCCAATTCCGCTCGATCCAGATGAGCCGGATCCGCTAGTTCCAGACGTCCCACTGATTCCCGATGTTCCTGTTCCACCTGTTGTTGTCCCAGTAATACTATATAACTTGCCATCAGTGTCAACAATAACTGTTTTAAAATTAGTTGTTGATCCAGTATAAGCAGAAGTTAAACCAGTTATAACAATATTTGGTGTATATAAAATATCAGTTGAAATATTATAATATAAATCATTATCAGTTGTACTTATTGTGCCAGCACCAGAAGATCCTGATTTACCACTTGTTCCACTAGATCCTGTTCCAGATGTTGATGTTGTTCCAGTAACACTATATAATTTACCACTAGTATCTACTATAACAGAATTGAAATTAACAACTGAACCTGTATAAGCTGTTGTTAAACCTGTTATTATTATATTTGGAGTATATAAAGTATCTGTTGAAGTATTATAATATAAATCAACATCTGTTGTACTTATTACACCCACACCAGATGAACCCGATATTCCTGATGTTCCGCTTGTCCCAGATGTTCCAGATGAACCAGATATTCCACTAGTTCCTGAAGTTCCACTAGATCCAGATCCTCCGCTTGTCCCGGATGATCCTACTCCTAATCCAGAAGTTATACTATGCACTCCTCCATCAGGATCTACCACCACATTAGCAAATCCAACAGTAGAACCAGTATATAAATTAGTCAATCCAGTTATTACTATATTTGGAGTATATAAGACATCATTTACTATGTCATACCAAAAATCAGAATCTATTATTCCCGTACTCCATCCACTAGATCCAGAAGTTCCTGCTCCAGTACTACCCGTCCAAGTACATCCTGTTAATGTATCAAAATCTATATTTTTTATATATACTTTATTGCTTTCAGTAATTGTCATACCGGATGAATGAATCATCGTTACAAACGTAACTCCTGATTGTATTGTATTATCACTAGATTCCATTAAAAATATATTATCTCCATCTACAATATTATTATTGGAACCCAATATTGTATTTTTTAAAGATGATATTTTATTATTATCTCCTTTAATTAAAAATGTATCTTCTTCTGTAGAATTCCCTTCTCCTATTAATATACCAACAGAAGACTTTGTATAATAATTTGTCTTGTCAGTCATTGTTAATCCAGTATCATATAAAACAATAGAAGTATTACCACTAACAGCTTCAAAATTAGACATATAAATCATAGATTTTGGCTGTTGTAGATTAATAACTTGACTTCTTTCTTCTAATATTATTGCAGCTTTTGTTTGATTAGCTCCTCCAACTTCTATTATTTTTGATGCTTGTTGCCATCCTAAACTAGTAACATATGCATCATCATTTAAATTTTGAACTTTTATAAGTTGAACTTTACAAGATCCTACTTGTGTCCATTCTAATATTTTTAATAAACGATATGGTTCGCCTTCTATATAAATTTGGGATCTAAAATCTAAATGGGCTATATCACTATAATTTAATATAACATAACATGTTAATAATCTTGAATTTATATCTGAATATAAAGATATTTTCTTATTCCAATATAACCATCCTATATTATTTGGAGTGGTTGATCCATTAGAATGTAAATAATATTCCGCTGATCCATAATTTAAATCTAATGTTGGTAGATATGGATTATCTAAAAATCCAGCATATGGTATTCCTGATGAATATAATCCTATATGAGTTATAACTTCAACATTTCCAGCAGATTCATTATACCAAGTAGTTTTTGCATTATAATTTGGATGAGTTATATTTACAGGATCTAAAATTACACCATTTGTTTTATCTAATGTTAGATTATTACGATATAATAATCTATAATTATAATTAGAATCTATTGGTAGTCCTTCTATTTGTTCTATATCACTAAATATTTTAGATATTATCCAATTTGTTTTTCCTAGATTTCCTAAGAATGTTCCAGAGAATTGATCCTCAATTCTTTCAATAGCCTCAGTATAATAAACATTTTTAATATATTTACTACCAAATGTTTTTGTAGTCTTATCTTTATATTTTTTTAATAATATGTCATTGTCATCATCTCTGAGTTCTAATGAAACATCTTTATTTAATAATTGAGGGACTCTCTCAAACTTCATTTCTTTCTTAAGATCAATTTTACTTGACCAATCTATTGTTGATCCAGTAAAATAGAATTCATCGTATGGTTCTATTAAAAAGTTATTAGTAGTAGATTTATCTTCACAAAACATTAAATTAAATCTATTAGATATACTTTTAATAAAATCTATTTGTCTCATTTTTCTAGGCAAAATATCATTTGTAAAAACAAAACTATTTTCTAGATAATAATTTATTTTGGTTGGAGTATTATAGAATTGTGATATTTCATCTGTTCCGCTCTCATAATATTTTATATTTTTTGTGCATGAAACTATTTCCAAAGGATTACCAGTTTTAAAATTGGTTAGATCTAATGACATTTCAATCCAATACTCATCTCCTAAGTACGCATCTACTGCAGCTTCCATATTTATTTTATATGGACTAGGAGTACCTACGCCACTAGGCAAATTTAAATATGTATTATTAGAAGGATAATACCATTGATCAGAAGCATCTATTAAAGCACTTTGAGTTTTAACCCAATATATTCTAGAATTTCTTTTTCTTTTTAAAGCTATATTAACTTTTAAAACATTACTACCTGCAATTATTGATCTAAAATTATTTCCAATAGTAAATCTAACATTATATTTTACCTCAGCAAATATATTATAAGCTCCTGTGCTTGTGATTGTCCAACTATTAGTAGTCGTATTAAAAACAGCATTATTATTAAAAAGGGTGCCTCCTGTATCAACATTGTATTGTACTCTTTCCCATTGTATTGGATTTTGAGATAAATTTTTTCCATAATAATCTGAATCTATTCCAACTTTAAAATTATTATTATCAACAAATAAACTATATTCTTCTAGGTCTCCCCCCTCAGGAATAACAAGATTTTTAAATATATCCGAATTTAAAAAATTAGAAGTATATGTAAATCCTGCTTTTTCAAAAATTCTATCCCATATTTCTTTCGCATATAAACATGGTTTAAAATTTTCTATTCTATATTCGTTGCCTGATTTAATATTTGCATAATCTATTACAGGATAATATATTCCAGTTGAATTTATATAACTAGCAGATCCTGTATCCCAAGTTGCAGATATAGTAGCAAAATTATGATAATGATTGTATATACTAAAATCAATGTCATCAATTGAATTATCATTACCAGTAAATATTTTCTCTCCTATTACATCAGCCAAGAAACGCATGTTAGAATAAAAAATTATCTCATACTCTATGTATCCATCTGGATTAGTTATAACATTTAGAAGTTCTACAAATCCTGTTAATATTTCAACTGAATTTGAATATATACCAGCTAATAATTTCTTATTTAAAAAAATAGTACTATCACTTGTTAATTCATCATTAGTTACATACCTATCTATGTTCATAAGATTATTAAATAATGAATTATTATTTGCAGTACCAGGAATTTTAATTGTTTTAGAGAAAGTTGATCCTTTATCTGATATATTATCTTGTATTTGAAACGTTATACTATAACTTTCATCATCATATAGATCCAATGTTTTCACTGTATTGTTAATAGATGATACTTGAACATTTGAAATTCCTGCTGTAAATCCAGATGAAGGCCTGAATTCTAATAATTGACTAATAGACGGATTGTCTACTAATATATTCATATTATAATAATCGTCAGTAGTAACAATAGTGCTTCCAGAACACCCATATAAATAAACCATTAAAGTCTCAAAACTTGTTCTACTTGTTCTTGTTACAGCAAATGGACCACTCCCTATTGCATCAGATGATAATGTCATATAATTTCCTGGCCCAAGTTGTGTTATAGTTGTGCCATTAGTACATCCATAAGAATTATTAAATACATCCCCTACATTATAAGAAGCTGTTGTTGATGGAGAAATTGGTTGAACAACATTTGATCCTGATGTAAAATAAATCATAATAGAATCATCGGCATAACTTATACTATCATAACCTTTTACAGAAAATTTAACATTATAATAAGTTCCAACTGTTAGATCAGTCAATCTTTGATATATATAATCAGTTGATCCATCTTCTGACATCATATAACCATCTTTCCAAAACCATCCTTGAGGATTATCTATTGTTTGATAAGGATCACCTCCTGGAGTTGGTTTTAGATTCGGATAAATCTTATCCGTTGTTATCATTGTAATGCCAGACCATCCAGTAGTATAATAACGAAAACTCCCATTAATAAACCCTTTTACTGAAGTGGTCGGTTCAAATATTTTAATTTCACTTATCATAATACTTATTAATTTTTTTGAATTATCCTTTCATTAGAAGGTCTTATTTTTATTTCCATTACTATTTCTTTACTATTAACTTTTTGTTCATATTTTATAGAGTCAGTTACAACTATATAAGGCACTCCAAATGCAATTGTGCCAGATCCCCATGTATAATCTTTTAACAAATATACAACTGGAGATTGCGTCAATTGTATTAATAATTGTGATTCCCTTTGATAAAGTAATCTTGTTCTTAGAGTAACTTGTTCTTCTATATTAACATTAAATACTCTCTCTCCAGCTTGATAAACATCAAAAGTTGGATTCAATTTTACTTTATAAGTTCTCCTTTGTATTTTATAATCTAAATCATTTTTTTTATTAAATGTAAATGTATCAAATCCTCCATGAGGATTTAACCAAAATAATTGCCATCTATTATATTTATCACATATGTCTCCCCTTATTATTCTCATTGGATATTTATTTAAAACTTTTGTATCTCCTGACGCAACCAAATCAATATCGTAATATAACCATTTATCTTTATAATTAGATAATATACTTGCATCTATTAATTGTCTAGGACCACAGGATATTTGATATCCCAATGAATGATCATATTGCCAATCAACATCGTGAGAATATGTTACAGCACTTACTAAAATAAAAGGCGGGTTTATATCTGCTGGTGCTGGATCTATAAGATTCATCTTTTGAGTTGTAACAGGCATTGCTTGAGATGTCAAAGGAGTCATATTAGGGAATGTCCAATTAGAAAAAGTTATATTGGATTGTAAATATGTTAATCTATTATTCACTGTAGCTGTAGCTGCATCTGAAATTATAAGAGTATAATCTCCAGCTACTGTAGTTATTGTTGTTCCACTTGGTATATTTGGATTACCAAAAATAAGATCTCCTGCATTATAATATGGATAATTATATTGATTAGATGGTTGAACTACTGTAACCGTTGTTGAACCTGATATGGTTGAAAACATCGCTGTTTTAAATTGTGCATACCATATAGTATATCTAACACCTGTTGGTCTACCTGTAGCTTTATCCCCAAGAGCATATAGATAATATATTGAATCGTTATCCATAGTCTGTTCAATAACATCTGTTAAATATTTACCTCTTTTAACTTCTTCAACACCCATAACCCATTGTAGATTTCCATCTGGATTATATGTTGATTCATCATAAGGAATGAATTGCTGACATCCATTATAGACATTTAATGTTGATCCTGATAATAAACTTGCTCCTATCCTTGTTGGTGGCGCACCATAAAATTCATAACAATCTAATCTAAATTTCCTAGCTGTTCTCTCTAATTCTACTACTCCAACACTAGATAAAGATAAATCATATCCTAAATAATTAGAATATATTGTTGATGGATTAAAATACACTTCTCCATTTTGTGCAGGATGTATATTAAAGGTCCCTAAATTAGTGGTTACTCCACTAATATCATATGCAAATAATTCAAATTGATATTGAAAATTTGGTTGATTTACATTTGTGGATGAGTAACGATATGCCATTCTATTTGTATCATTAACTCTACTCCATTGATCCGGTTCACTAATTTTAGTTAACATGTTATTGCGTTTATTTTTTATTATATATTAATTAATCGTTAAATGTAGCGTCATTTAAAAATTATTATAGGGCCAATATATTCTTTGATTTCTTCCAATCAGATATTTGTTTATCTTGTTTGCATACAACCAGATAATCCATTACATCTTGTAATGGCATTTTCATTATTGAATAAAATTTTATTATATCATCATTGGATAAACTCTTGGCAGTAAAGTCCCAAGAGAAGAATTTATTTAAATTGTCAATTTGGGTCTTGTACGGTCCCATATACTCATCGCCATCTTCTCCAGATTCAAATAGCGTATATTTATATTCCTCAAACACAAATTGGCGTTGGCGAAAAAAAAAAGAATAATACCTTGGGCATCATTCATGTCCATTTTTAAAAGTTCATTAGAAATAATATCTTGCTTTTTTAAATAAAATTTTTCTATTCCTAATCTCCACCAAGAGTAGGGTCTGACATAAATAGATAATAATTTATGAAGGTTATTTATATTATCGTTCTCAGCTAATAAACTATCTAGTCTAGTAAATTGTTCATATGAGCAATTTAAAAAGTCTTTTTCAATAATATATTTCTTCTTATTCAACCACATAGAATTACCCTTAAAAACTCTTGGGACGACTTTTACCGCTACTTCTAGATCTTTTGATACATTATCCACACTCTTAGTTTTATCTATCTTAAAGTGGTTAATTAACTCATTTTCATAAGTTGATCCAGTATCTAGATTTGATATAAATTGAAAATCTTTTATTGTCATATTATTTTATTATTTTAAATTCAAAACTTTAACTGTATCTTGAATAATAGCTCTAGCTATATCTTCTTTAAATTTATTTGAAGCACTAACAATTTGTCCTATCCTCAATATTGGGAATGGTTTAATTCCCTTTTTACTAATATTTTTTGCTACTGCATAAGCTCTTCCTCTAAGTGCCGCTTCACGACTACCTTCCTTTGGAACATTAACATTTATTCTTTTTACTTTTAACCAAGCGATGATTGGATTTATCGGAGGCATCCTAGCTCCAGCTCTACGACCTCTATCAACATTTATTAAATATTTAGCACCTGTTATTTGAAGATTGTATTGACCATTAGAATATGAATATTTATATGTTAATGAGTTTATTAAATTCCCTGTTGCGAATTTATTCCCACTCATCAATCTATTCTTCATAAGTTTTACAATGTTGCCACCATATTTATCTAAGACATTTTGTAATGCTGATGGCATAATCTATTTAATTTTTTAATACTTAATCCAGTTTCTTTTATTTTTTTACATAAATAAATCTTCTGTATTAATTTATATATTATAATTGAACTATTTGTTCGATCCATATTAAAATTATCTTTTTAGAAATCTATTCTAAGCAATTTTTCTTTTATTATAAAAGTTATAAAATAACTTATGGGAGCTAACATGATTCCAAACCAACTATCATATATTATAAGATAACTTATCCAGAATATATGAAAACTCAAACACATTGAGCAATTTATTAATTTATGAATTAGATAAAGAATATAATCTAAAACAATATAATCACTTACAACAGTTCTATTTCTTCCCATACCAATTGCATCTTTTAATTGCAATAGAGGAGATAAATAATCATTTATTATAAGGGACCATAATGAACTAAGTACTAACATTATAATTATATCTAACATATTAATCTATATATTTTCCATTTTTTTCCCACCAAGATAAAATATCTTCCCTAGCAAATTTTATAAGATGGTTAACAGTTGTTCTACTTAGATTTAAATGTATGGCTAATAATGATTGAGTTAGATCAGATAGATAATATTTTTTTAATATTGTAAAAGATAGTATTATTTTTAATTGATTTGAGTTATAAACATTTTCCTCTAACATTTCTGATTTATTATTTATATAATTTATTATAAGTTCTATTTGAAAATCTTCTTCGTTTTCATCTATTATGTCTAGTATGGGATTAGTTTCTTTTATATGTAAATATTTTAAATATACTCCATGTCCTGTACCATCTCTTTGATGTTGTATAATTTTAGATATAAAATTTCTTAATTTGCTATTATGATATATTTCATTTAATCTTATATTATCAAATTTTAAAAGTTGTTCATATACATATTGTTCAAGATCGTTATAACTCTGATCATTATAAGATTGATTTATCATACGAATTATTAATTTCTTAATTTCATAATTCTTAAAAACTCTTATAACTATATCATTGTTACTCAATAAATCTTGATCAGGTATTAATTTAATTATTTTTATTTCCTCATCTATTTTCAATTCCTTTCATTTTTCTTTTTTTATAA